GGATATGAGCCGCTAGATAACTAACGGCCTCGGTATGGACATCGCCCCATTTTGTATCTGGGGTTGAACGACCCGCCTCTGCGATAGCTCCCTCGACGATGCTGAGCGTGAGTTCACCAAACTCGGGGAATCGAGCCAGGAAATCGCTTGAGGTGGGTACAGTCATTAGCCCTTACCTTCCGAGATGGCAGCGATGCGCTTGCTGATGGCGTTACGCACACGGATGCGTTGCTCACCCGCTTCCCAGCTGCGGAGCTGGTTAATGTCGAAGCTGTCTTCCACGAGCCGCATGGCCTGAGTTAAAGGCATGTCAGCGAAGGAGTCCACAGCAGCTTTTGGTGTCTCAACAACAAGAGCTTTCTCTTCTTCGATGCGAAGCGCACCGAGTTTGAGTAGTGACTTAACAACGTCGTAGTTCTTGATCTGCTCCCAAATTGCTTCGGGGAAATCGCGATTGACTCCAGATGAAACTTTGATGCTCGATGGCTGTCCCTTTTCTTGGATGAAAGAGAAACCAATCGTGCACTCTTTGTCCATTGGAGGACTTTCGAGCTCGGGTCGGTAAACGAGAATCATTACTAAGCAGGTGAGTGAGCCAAGAAAACAAGCGCAAGCTTGGAGGCCTTAATCAGGCCTTCTCGAGCACGAGGGTGCTCTTGGGGTAGTACAGCGACAGACCACCGACGCGTGCGTGAGCAGCAACGGTGAACTCAAGCTCGTTCCGTACAGGAGGGAAGAACTCGAGAGGCTGAGGGATGTGCATCTGCAGCTTGTCAGGGCTGCGGTCGTAGCAGATCACCCGGTCCTTAGAAAGGTTGCCACCTGACTTGGAAGCCTCGAGCTCGTTGATGGGCTCGATGGCGGTGATCATCGGGTTAGTACGCAGGAAGAACTCCATCACCGTGGTGTCGGATTGGGTACTGCGTGGTGTGGTGGAGATGATGCGGTACACGTCGTAGGGCACCAACATCGTGTTGGGCATCTCCTTCATGTTGCTGTTCTGCACGAGACGCGTAGGAGTCTCGTTGAGCAGTTGCAGCATCTCATCGGTGGTGATGTCAGAGGTGTCGAACCAGTGGTCCGGCACAATCTTGTCCACCTGATCGTTGTTGAAGAAGCCCTTCATGCCTGAAGGAGCATCGCCGAAGTAGGCGATCTCTTGCATCTTCTCCTCATAAGCACGACGCACAGCGTTAGCGCGGCGTTGCTCCAGGTTCATGCCGGGCACCATGGCGGCGGCACGGGTCTCCTGAACGGTGTAAGCGAAAGAGCTACCAACGGAGCGCACGGGGTGCGTGATCTCCTTGCGGAGAACATCAGCCCGGGGCAGATCCTTGGCCTTATCGCCAATCACCTTCATCGAGCCTTGCTTGTCGAAGACGCGATAGGTGTAGGAGTCAGCACCGTTGCCCACCTCAGATGAGACGGGGATAACCATGCTGTACTTGATGTCGGCATACTCAACCTCGAAGGTGCGAGCCAGAATAGTTTCTAGTTCGCGCGCGAGAAAGAGACCGACCTCGTCATTACGGATTTCTGTAGTCATTGGAGGGGCTCCGTTATCAAGTGTCGGCGGTGAAAGTTACCCCAGGGATGTCGATCTCAAGGAGTACAAGGCCCGCGCCAGTGGTTTCCGAAAGCCAACGAGCTCCACCGGTCAGGGCGAAGGTCTTGTTAGCAACTGCGGTCTTGGTGAAACGACCCACATAAGCGTCAGTCACGGTGCCGGAGTGGTCAACACCGAAGAAACGCACGGCATCACCAAGGGCAATGGCGGCAGTGGTGTAGACCCAAACAACACCCTTGGAAAGGACGTTAACGGTCTGGGTGTTGGGGTAACCAACACGCTCAGAACCATCAGCAATGATGTTGGTGGGGTTAGGGGTGTAAGCAGAAGAACCACTTACGCCTTCGAAGCTCAGGCCATCGATGGCCAGACCCACAACACCAGTGCCACTGGTAGCCAGGGCGACGGCAAAAGGATCGTTGGTGGATGGAGTGTTATCGGTTGCAACCAGGGAGCCGAAGGGGATAGCGGCGCCGGACTGGTTGTAGTAGCTGCGAGACACATAGGCCTGCAGGTCAGCAATCAGACACTCGTGACCAGCGGTCAGCTCCAGGGGGTAGCTGCCTTGGACACCAGAGGGGTTGGTGACAGTGGTGGGGGTGAAAGTTACGGCCATTGAAGGGACTCCTTACTTGGTGGCGGTGAGGGGAAGTTTCCAAGCCTCAGCCTGCTTGGCCCGATAGGAAGCAACAGGGCTATCGGTGCCCCGACCTGCACCTTTCAGTGCGTCACGAAGAGAGCTGGTGCTGTCTTCACGGTCAGCGGAGTCCTGGTTGATGGTTTCGTCCTCGGGGGAGACTTCCTGTTCTTCGTCGGCTTCTTCCTCAGAGGAATCAGCGCGAGCAGCAAGAATGCCTTCAACCACACCTTGGATGTAGGCGGGTTCGGCGTCTTCGCGGGGAGCGGAACCAATCAGGTTCTCGTAGGCCTGGATGTAAAGCGAGGCTTCGTCAATGCCGTCGAACTTGAAGTCCTCGGCGAAAGCGGGGGCCAGGCGTTGCAGAGTGCCGAGGCGCTCAGACACAAGCTGATCGAGCTCAGCGGTGTCAATGCGTGCTGTATCTGAGGAAGCGAGCTCTTCTTCAAGAGCATCGGCGCGACCTTCAGCGGCTTCTTTGTCGAGAGCCAGGGAGTCGAAATCGGCTTGCAGAGAATCGAGCTTAGTTGCAAGCTCATCACGCTCGGTGGTGAGAGCTTCCAACTGACGCCCCATGTCCCGGGAGTAGGACTGGACCGCACTAGCTGTCTCTGCGGGCAGATCGATCTCCAGGCCGTCGAGTTTGACGGTTGCCATAACGGGAGATGCAGTTGAACTGGACTGGGGCGCCATTTCGTGCTCGGGTAAGGCAGCTACAGCATCGGCTGAGTCCATACGATCGAGCAAGAGTCGAACCTCCGGGCCAGCCCGGCCACGGGGGACGATGGCGATGTGGTTCACCCGGATGTTGCGTTGAATGCCGGCATACTCTTCTCCCTCGGGTGTGACCCCTGGGGTTGGGTCGAAATCGACTTTGTACCCGGCAGATACCTCGCTAGCATCCTTCCTTTTGACCTTCTTGATTGCTTCTTCATCAGTGATAAGAAGAGCAACTTCTACAAAACCGTCTGTGTATCGAACCTGGCTACCGGAGTAGCCAATCTGATACTGCTTAGTGTTTGCAGAATCCAGAAGAACAGGAGGGTGACCCCACGTTGCGGGTTTCATCCCGAACGTAGATAGAGAATCCGGACTACCAACCTCTTCGGGAGGCCGATACTCACGGACCTGGGAACCATCAGTACGTCGATAGAGTTGCGTTCCAGCACGAGCGGCGCGACACCAAACACGGAGGTAGCCCTCAGAAGTGGTTTCGCTGCCCGTAATGGGAGCAAAATCGTATCGGGTTACTGATGTTTCCATACTCTAAATCTTACCTGTTGTTTTGAGACTTGGTAGCGTTATGCGCAAAGCGACTAAAACAGTTGGCCATTCATCGACAGTTGACTCTGTGCAGACGTATTAGGGCATTGCGTGACTACCATGGTTTTACACAGTTAAAAGTAGCGGAGCGATTAGGTATAAGCCAGGCAGCTTATTCCAGGCTTGAAAAAGGTGAAGTCGAGTTGTCTGTAATAAAGCTAATAGCAATATGCGAGATTTACGATGTAATACTGCAAGATTTACTTAGAGATATTTAGGTGATCTCTACCCAAGAGGTTTCTAAAAACAATTTACCAGCGTCGTTTGTAGGTGTAGCGGCGATAAGTAGAACATCACTAACACCATTAATAGTTCTGCCAAGTTGAAAGCTGAAATTATTCATGTCGCCTAAATCAAGTGTGGTCGCGCTAGTTAGATAGCCACTGGTAAGCTCAGCTCCACCTACGTAGCTGGTTATTCCTGTGTTGTACTGCACCAAGTTGTCCGGGTGGGTGATCCATGTCCCGCCCGTGACTGATGTTGGATTAAGGATTAGATGATATTCCATAATATCAAGCTTATTATTTACTGTCTGCTCTATAGCCGCACTGATATTGGTTGGAATTACAACACTATCAATACGTGTGCTGTTAAGCCTAAGAGCAATGATCGGGTAAGTCGTACCTGCTGTGGCAAGGGTTATTGGTGTGGATCCAGTTGAAACACTCCTACGACGAGAAAAACCTTGGTAACCGCCCTCGGATATCACGCTGTTGCAGATTTGTTTGGCCGTTGCGCCTGAAGCGATTACTCCTGTGTTTTCAATTTCTTGGCGCAGCGGTAACACAGCTGTAGTCATATAGGCCGTGCTATTGACATTGTCGCTGTGGAACGTGTGAGCAAGAGTGAAGCGCCCCTCCACAATGAAGCCGCAGCGAACATCACCGACGCCAAGCCATTCGAGATCGAACCAGACAATCTGGGCTTTTGACAGATCTAAATTGCGTGCTGATAAGCCTGCCCCATCGAATTTGTCATAGTTCCATTGGCTCTGAGGCACACGTGTGTTTACAACACTGCCACTAACGGAACTACGAAGAACGAAGTAGGCAGTATCTCCGTCCTTCTCGAGGTACGCGCCGTTCTCGGTGCTGAAGTACCCCACACGCTGGCGGAGATTCGTCTGAGCGGCCGCGAATACGAAGGAGGACATTGCAAGTAGCGACTTACCTGGCTGGTAAGGGAAGACACGCTTGGTTTCGCGGTAGACATAAGCCCCTGATGTGACAGGAACAGTCAAATTTATACAGCTTTCGTCAGCGACATAAGTGCTTGCTCCACCAGCATTGACAGCTGTATCCCACTTATCGTTTTCTTGATATCTATGTTGGCTGTCAAATAAAGTAAAAGGATAACTGGTGCGTAAACGGCCGAAAGCATCCCCGTTTGTACCAGTATTGGGTGCCACAGCTAACGGGTACTCAACATCGTTGCGTGCCCAGACCAGCTCGTAACGGTCATTATTGAAAATACGTTGGCCCATTGCTTACTCGCTCCTTTCTATAAGCCTACAGAGCCCTCCTTTAGCTCACCGTTTTTTTTTCAGGCTGCTTTTCGGGAGCTTAACCACTAAAATTTGCGCCCTCTTAAGGGCATCAGCCTTGATCTGACGATCTTTCATCAATTGAAG